CTTATAACAAATACTGGTTTATTCATAACTTTTTAATATAATAATTCGTGATTAATTGTGTCTTCTTTTATTTCATTAACATTGATTAACTCATATTTTTCACGTGGAATCCACGTGTTAAATAGTTTATCTATCGTGTTAATCATGCGTTCTGCCATAGCTTCACTTGTAAGTCCTGCTTTATTTACAGCCCATTCTCTACCTTCTTTACCTAATCGTTTTCTTTCTTCTCTTCCCATTTCATACAACTGTATAATTTGTTCAGTTGCATCTTCGGGCTTACACCTATCATCCCAAATGTAGGGGGTTTTAGGAGAACCTTGTAAAGATCTATTTGTTGGATACACTGGGAATGCCCAGTTTCCATGTTTAGTATATCTTCCTGTATGGTTAGAGGGGATTTCGGGGGTTGGTTCATACCAATTTCCATCTTCATCTTCAAATCCCATTTGGTCTTGCATTCCACCAGTTACATTAGCTATAATTGGAGTACCAGCTAGTATAGCTTCTGTTAAAGTTAACCCCCAACCTTCATTTGAGGTTAATAATATTTGAGCATCAGCTAAATTATACATAAAATTTAATTCTTTATTTCCTAACTTATTTTGAGAAAATAAAATAGCTTCAGGATAATCTTTAAATAGAATTTTTCTTACTTCTTCTAAATTAGTTCCATGCTCACTAGAAACCTCAGTATGTAAAATTAAACAACACTTATCTGCTTTTTCTTTAGGTAATTTATCTAAGAAATATTTAAAAGCAAGCATTGTATCAGGTATTTGTTTTCTTCTAATATTTCTAGAGTTAAAAAATAACACAAAGTCTTTTTCTTTTTCTCCAAAAATATGAGATTTAAACTGGTTAAATTCTTTTAAATCGGTTTCACTTTCAAGTGGGTAATAAATATTATGATTTAAACCATGTGGTACATATTCTATTATTTTACTTTCTACTTTATCCCCTAAAACAAGTTCATTTATAAGTTTTGTTTGTTTTGAAATAGCTAAAAGTGCATCACATGATTCATAAAATGACTTATTATAAAGTGGTGTGGGATAGTCATCCCAGATATTTAAATAAATAATAGGTGTTTCTTTTCTAATTTCATTTTCAATCATAAATAACCACTCAAAATATCTAGGATCTGTAAAGATCATTATAGCATCTGGTTTTTCTATAGAAATAAGCTGTCTAACTAAATCAACATTTCCATAACCATCTACTGGGTAAAGTATAACTGAGGAATCATTTATTTTAGCATTATTGTTAGTATCGGTTGATAAGTCAAAGCGTTTTCCTTTTTCGGGGTGTTTAATAGCACCTGCTATTTGGGCCCAGTTAAAATGTTGACAGGTGTTAATTACCATTTCGCGGGCAATTGTCGCTACTCCTGAATGGACTCTAACATCGTCACAAATAAGTAGTATTTTTTTTCTTTCCTCTTTGGGGAGATATTTAAATTTTTTAGAAATATCAAACTGAGGGGGTTTCTCATCTATTTTTTTAAGTTTAGGTAACTTTAATTTTGGTGTATTTTGCATATAACTTTTTATTTTTTTAAATGTAAAACTTTAAATTTACTCTTCCAAGCTTAAATTAGTGTGGTTATGAACTTGTTTTCTAAATTCTTCTTCTGTTAAATAAAGATGGATTGCTCTTTCAGATAATTTTTGAAATGAAAATTTTCTTTTTATGCATTCTACTTTAAATTCTTCAAAAAGTGTTTTATTAATTTTAACACTTGTTAATTGTTGATCTTTAGGCATGTACTTTTATTTTAATATTGTTAGATATACATATATGAGTATTTTAGAAAGTCGCAGAACATAAATGAGTTTTATTAAAAGGACACCAATGACAGTTTTTATGTGGAGTAGGATGGTGATCTTTATCTAAATACCCATCTTTCCCAAATGCCCCATTTATAAAATCATTAAGTGATTTAGTAACTCGATTCATTTTTACTTTACCAGAAGGAGGAGTAAATGTTTGAATTCTTCTAATTACAAAATCTTCACTTTTATATAATTTACGTTTAACGATAAAAAACTCGACCTCTATTTTTTCAACAGGGATGTTATATAATTCAGAAAAATATTTTTTATACAACACTAATTGAAGTTGCTTATTTTCATCTGATTTTATTGTTTTATTCCACCCAGATTTACTTGTTTTAATATCTATTATTTTAAAAGTTTGAGTAGGTTCATGGTACATTACAACATCTAAATAACCCTGTAGTAATAGGTTAGGCTTATATTTATGAGGTGTAACTTTAATAGGTACTTCACATCCAACTAAATGCCAACCACGTTTTGAAAAATATTTTTTCTTTCGTTTAGAAAATTCTCTAATTATTTCAACTCCATCTTCATAAAATTCTCTTAATTCCTCTGGTGATGAGAAGTGTTGTTTATTATTTGCTTTATATTGTTTGATGTACTCTCCTCTAAGAATTTCTTCTAACATTTCAGAAGTATTTATCTTATCTGCTTCAACAAAACTTTTTTCATACATTACTGTAAGATAATGTTGTAATACTTCATGTAAAGCAGTTCCAAATACAGTATGGATATTAGAAGTAAATTGTTTATGACCTTCTCTATATTGTAATGACCACTTTTTAGGACATTCATTAAACATAGATAGTTGAGAATAAGAAATTGCTTTTTGATAAGCAAAATTTATTTCAGGTAATTCCTTTTCTTTAATTTCTTTAAGAATAAGGGGTTTTTTCTTTGGCATAACTATAGAATACAAAAAGAGCTTGGCAAAGCCAAGCTCAATTTAAATACACTTTTATTTATTTACTTTTTCTGAAAAACTTGGATTAAGATTATTAAGGCAATTAGACCTACAAATCCTCCGTCTCCTAAAGATTTGATCATTGCCATAACATTTTCAACAACTGGGGTACCAAATACACTTTTTCCAAAGATTACTTCAGCTAAAATGCTTAATGATACAAAAGATAACATAATTGTTGTCAGCCCACCCATAAAGGTGGTGATTTTTTCCATTATTTCTTTCATGGTTTTGGTTTTAGTTAATAAATAATATAACTGGTTAAAAAGATCTTAACTAATATTTTTTATTCACTAGGAGAATCTATATTATCTAGATCTACTTTTTGGAAATCAGAAGAACTAAGTCCTCCGTCTTGGTATTCTTTAGCTTGACGTGAGGTGTTATCTTTCCAATTAAATTTCTTACCTTTTTCTAGCTTCTTTAGCTCTTTGTGAACTTTAGGAGTAATAGATTTTGTTTTATCTTTTGACCATAGATAATCACCAATACGACCTTTTTTAGTGAATAGTGAAAAGTCAGCAGTTTTCCAAGGTTTAACATCTTTGTTAACAACTGTTTTAACTGGGTCACCTTTAGTATATTCATTGGAGAAAGTTTGATTGCCATCCGCATTAACTGATGTTTTTTGTTGCCATTGCTTATATACGGTACTATCTTGACCTAGATTGTTTACCCACTTTTCTACACTAAAAGCTGATGACCATTGATCAGCACCCTCCGTATCTTTATAATCCTCTAAGTCTTGGTCAAAATCTGGGTTTTGGTAGTATTCCTTAGTAAAGTTATCAAATGCATTTCTATTATTCTTTATTGTATTCTCTTGGTCTAAAAACCAAGTACTATCAGTAACGTCTTTTTTAAGTTCTGCTTTTTGTGCTTGAGACATATTAGGTGAACCTAAAACAGCAGCTAAAACTCCAAACGTCATGGCTCCTTTTTTTAAGGCTTTACTAAATTTTTCTTTAACTTTATTAAAGTTAATTTCATTAATTTCTTCTTCACCTAAAATAAAATCAACTACACCTACTTCACCACTTTTTAATTCATAAACAGATGTTTTTTCTTCATTTAGAAGAGGATTATTATAAAGATAATTTCTTAAATTAAATTCTTTCATTTTTTTTATTTTATTATTCCTGCTCTTACCATCATTTGTTTTCTTTCAGCTAATTGTTCTTCTCCACCCATTATAGCTTCAAAATCAATCATTCCTAATTCTCCAGCAACTTTACTTAATTCAATTATATTATTTGCTACTTTATGGAGTTCTTCATCTGATGAAGCATCTTCTCTAGCAAATTCTAGTATACGAAGGAGTAAAGGGATTGATAGTTCAACTGTGGATTTAGGGTTTCTCATATTATTTTAATTCTTTTGCTAAACTAAGTAAAAGGGTTTTTTTAGCTTGTGGAGTTACTCCAGCAACATCCAAACCAATAATTTTAGGAAGAAGTTCCATGTATTCTGATTTAGTGTTGATTTTAGGTAAGATTTTATCTATGGTTTTTACATCCATAGCACCATCTTCTTCTTCAAGATTAAGATCATCTATATCTGTTCCCGTGATTTCATCATCTCCAAAATCAGGTGGAGAAGAAATTTCAATATCATCTATATCTGTTCCTGTAATTGGGTCCATTTCCTCATTCATAAAATGCTCAAAAGCCATTTCATAATCTGATTTGTCACGAGGTGGGATTTGGGTAATTGCTCCCATTCCAACGATTCCACCAGCCATGTAGTGTTCGTTTAAAGATTCTGACTCATTTGTTTTGTTTAGATTTGGGTCTTGGAAAAATTGGCTTTGCATTTCACCTACTTTTAAACCAGTTTGGTCAAAAGTAACACCTAATTCTTGTTTATAGCCCTTTTTCTTTAAAACATCTTTAACAGCATCCTCAACTTGATAATAGTTACTATCCTCAACCCCTAATTTTTTTGCTAAATCACGAATATCTTTTAAAGGAATATGAATATATTTTCCATCCATTGCATACCTAACATTTAGCATTCCAGGTTTAAATTCACCGTCTATTACGTAAGATGCTTTGTTTGGGTCTTTTTGTAAACCATATTTTTTATAATCATCCTTACTAGTTAATACAGTATCTGATGATTTTACAACCATCAACCCATCTAACCATTTTCCAACAGCATCTTCCATTTGTTCATTTAGAGATACTCCTGCTAGCTCTTGCATTCGTTTGAATTCTTTATTCATTTTATAGTATTTTATTATAAATATTAACCTTTTATTACTCTTTCAATTTTTTCAAGATAAAGTATAGCATCCATATGTTCTTGTTTAGCATGCTCTATCCAATCTAAAAGACCCAAATCAGTTCTATCTAAATCCGTATTGTATTTTTCTTTTCCAAATTTAGCTCTTTTAACAAATTGATCAATAACTGAGTCAACTATTGAGTCTGTTTTTTCAATTTTTCTTTTTTTCATTTAATTTTTCGTGTATGTACCAAGGTAAAGTATCTTTTTTCTTTTTAGGTTTTTCATACCAACCTACATTAGGAAGAATAGTATTATTAGAATTTACTAGTTTTATTTTATAGGTTTTAGAAGGCAATACTTCTATTATTTCTCCTTTATGACCTTCACCTAAAAATGTACAGTGTACTTTATCTCCTACTTTTAATTTTTTACCCACTTTTTAATAACTTTTTAGACTCTTTTTCATCAATGCCCATGTTTTGGAGTATTGTTAAGGTTTCTTTTTTCTTCATTACCTCTAAATATCTAGCAGCTGTAAATTTACCACATTGAAAATATTCACTTAAATATTCTATAAGTTGAGGTTGGGGAGATTTTTTTTTACTTTTTATATATTTTAAAAACACCTTCTTTTTTGGAATTATTTCTCTATAAATATTATATGTTTGAATTTTATTATCATAAGGCACAGTTTGAACATAATTAGTCAGCTCAACGTAATTTACAT